GAGACTACCGCTGGTAAGGCCGCTTCCTATGCACATACCAACCAAAAGCATTTTACTGGCCAGGATTGTTTTGCCATGCGGACAGCTGTTTATGTGCTCTATTAAAACTTCTTTGATTATTACCCTTGCTATTTCCTTGCATTCCGCTATATCACCATCGTTTAATGACATTTTATTCCCTTTCTTACGAAACATTATTAGCCGAATGACCGGCATAATTCTGCTCTGTTAAAGACTATCTCTTCACATAATAATTGATTATTCTCGACTACAGAGCAACCAGACGGGCATCCTTTCCCGTCTGGCTGCATCCTGCAGGGAAAATGAAATACTTAAAATACGCCAACTATTATGTGTTGGTCAGCTTGTAAACGAACAGATCTGTTTCGCCGATCAGCACCTCATCGCCATCGTCGCGAACACGAACGATATCGCTGCGGGTCTTATCTTCACGATAAGTCTCAACCATGTTTAGCACTTCCGAATCCTCAGTCCAGAGAATGCTTCTTGCCGCCGATGGTATTTCCAGATCGTCTTCCTGCTCACATAGTACGGCGATGTATATCACGCCGGCAGTCCATATCTGGGCGTTGGTCTCGGCGATTCCTTCTTCTTTGGAATCCTGAACACCGCTGGCAACCAGCACTTCTTTAATGCCCAGCATGGCCGCGACCTGCAGAGGCGTAAGTGATGCCGGCTGAATGCCCGGGTAGGTGTATAGGAGCTTGTTGTTAATTTGCGTGGTAGCGATCATTTCGCGGAAGTCAGCCCTGGGTATGATGAGCTTAATCTCGTCGGGACTTGCGCCGCATTTATCAGCCAGCTTATCAATACCGGTCTGGATGTCGGTCAGCGGAACGGCCGTCGCCACGGTCGACCACGCGGTGGCCACATTGGTATTAGTCCAGCCGCCGTCGGAATAAAGCGTTGCCACACGATACTCATGGTTAAGCATTTGCTGAAATATAAGCTGCCGGGTAGCCGCCGCCTCTGCATCGAACAGATTGCGGTAGCGTTTGCGCCTGCGATCGTCGATTCTTTCTTCAAGGCCGCGATCTTCGGTACTGAAGGTACCCTTGCCGAACTCACCGGTAATGCGGTTGTAGGCACCATCGGTCGCGCGGTCATTGGGCGTTCGCTTTTTAAAGTTAGCCCGCCGCATGATCGGGTATTCACCATCAGCTTCGGGCACACTGAAGATAGGTGCCGCCTTCAATCCTATAAAACGTCCGGCCGCCTTTTCTGCAGCGTACTCCGACGCCGTGGCGGACAGGTCGCTTCTGAAGACAACACTAGTTGATTCTGGTCTCATTGTCGAATCCTTTCAACTTTATTTTTTCAATTCATTTTTATACTAACAATTTGCTTTTACTTCTTATCAGCGTTCGCAAAGTACTCGAACATAATCAATCAGCAATGCCTCTTCGTTGGCACCTCCGGCTTTGACGCCGAGCAGGACATGCATTTCTTCCAATCCTGCAATCGTTAGTGCCTTAGCCGTTCCGGCGACACCATCGACGTATGGCGTTACGTTTGCAGTCACACCATCATTGTAGTCATATAAGAAGCTCAGCACTGTCCAGGTTCCGTCGGAGAAAGTCCCGGCACTGCTATTGGTAACCTGGGTCGCTGCGTTGGAGGTTTCAAATTGCCAGACCGTACCACCATCTACTTTGAAGAATACCGCTCCGTCGTAACTGGCCATCGGGCCGGCGCCGGCATCGAGCAGTGAATCAGCTGCTACTATATCGGAGAGACCAATAATGATATTGGCGTCATCCGTAGCTGCCTCGGTCAGCTTGACACGGGCCTCGAAATAAAGCTTTTTGGCGGTCTGGAACTTGAATATCTCGGCGATGGAGCTGATGTAGCATTCATCATTATCGTCACCATCACAGCCTATCTGTAACACTCCACCTGCTGCGTCGGTGATCTTGTCGGCCTCAGTAGCGCCGGCATCCTCGACGACAGCGTAATTAAAGGTGGTGTTGTACCGGAAGAAATCATCGAAATACTCAATGATTGATTTGTTGAGGCTGAACAGATCGTTGCCGCCTCGCGGTCCCCAGATGATCGCAGAACCCTTGCCGCTGTTTGCTGTGATGGCGGTCAAAAGGATTCCGAGCTGCTTGCCGACCGCAGCGTCGGAGACTTTGCCGTCGGTAGTTCCATAAATCGCCGAACCGGCTGTGATCGCCTTTGAGCCGGTTACTCTCTGAATGCCGCCGGTAAGCGGTTTGATGGAAACAATCCCTCCGCTGGCTATCGCATCAGTTGTAATACCCATCGGCTCTTCGCCGCCATCGGCGTACATCGCCGTGCTGCTGGAGATCAGTACAAGCCGATCAGCTACCAGCGCTTCGCCCGATGTCATTGTGAATGGGCCGTCATTTTCATATGCCATAGTTAAAACTCCTAAAATAATTTTTAATTTTCTATTCTTAATTTTCAAACTACAGTTTACAGACTGTAAACTTTAGTTTACTACTCGCTAACAGGCTGTATCTTTTTCCATGCCTCATGGCTTTTGGGGAATTTCGTCGCCGCTCTGGCATAAGCCTTGGCTTTGGACAATCCGCCAGTCTGAAACTTTGCAACCGCCGCTTTGTATGTTTCAGCCTTGCCGTCATCAATTATTGCCTGGCCGCTCGCTTCGGATGCATCGATAGTTTCCGGTGCCGTTACATCGGTGCCGCCTCCTACGATTGCAGCTAATTTCTTATTGGCCTCATTGAGCTGGGCCTGAACGGATTTTACATTCTCAGCGCCTAATTTTTTCGCGGTATCGAATGCCAGGGCTTTTGCCTCGGTAACGTTTAGTCCTTCAGCTATAGCCTTTTCGCGAATCTCGGCAAACTCATCGCCTGCCAGGGCCGCTGTAACGGCCGTAATCCGCTTTCGTTCCGTCGCTGTTGCTTCGGCCTGCAATTGTTCCGTGCCGGCGGCGGGCCCAGATGTTTTGTCTTTTTCACTCATACTTTTTTCCTTTCCATTTTGAATTTGAATCTGAATTTCTTCTAACTTTTCGGCCCGCAGCTGTGCGGCCGCTTGCGTTAATTCCAAATCATCTCCCCTGATAACAGGCAGAGGCGATTCGAGCGCCTGCTGCAAGGTCATGATCTTATCGATTAGCTTATTCTTCTTTGCGGCGTTAGCGTTAAATAATCTGCCATCCGCAAGGACCCTGAGACTGCCTTCGTCGAGGCCGGCGGCGCTTCTTGCCCGCAAGATCGCCGAAAGAAACATCTCATAATCGGCGGTAATCCCATCGGAGAGCACCTTTAAATTCTCGTCGGTAATCTCGATTCCAGTTGCACCCACACCCTTGTTGGGCCCGCTTCGGATGATGTGAAATTTGAAACCAAACGATTCAGCATGAGCCGATGAGTCTACGACGATCGTGTAAACACCGATTGAGCCTACCAGCGCTGATTGATTGGCGTAAAAGGCATTGGCCTGGCTGCCGATCCAGTACGCAGCGCTTGCCGCTAAATCATCAGCGAAGGCGACAACCGGCTTTTCAAATCCTGCCTGATAAACCTGGTCGGCAAAGTCCGGCAATCCGTCGATATAGCCGCCGGGCGATTCAATGTGCAGAAAAATGCTTCCCACACGCGAATCGGCCATCGCCTCATCGAGTTGGGCCGAGAGGGTTTCAATCGATGTTCCCCTGGGCTGGCTGGAACCATTTACCATCCGGGCGTACTTGGCAATGATGCCGCTGACCGGGATGATCGCCATTCCTGAACGCGTTACTTCAAAGCTTCTTTTGTCGCTTCCCTTGTCGTTCTTTACGGCGGTTATTTTTCTAATCTCTTCATCGTCAAGCCTCTCACTGCGATAGTGGCGGTTGAATATCTCCAGCATCTGCTGCAGCACGCCAAAATCCATCGCCCATCGTTGGCGGGTTACATACTCTAACAATATCGGCAAGTGATTTTCCATTTTATATTTTTCAACTCCTACTATTTTTCATTTTTTGCATCTTCATCATCAATCTCTTTTTCCGTTTTGTTTGAAACGGCTCCTGATTGCTCATCTTCCAAAGGGACACCTAATTCGGTAAGTTTCTTGCGGTCTTCGGCAATCTCGGCAAAAACCTCGTCGGGTTCGTTGCCCTGCTCACGGATTGCCTGGCTGATACTCTTGATGCGCGAATTGATGGCTATCTTATTGGCTTGTGACTCTTTATAGGGATCGATATATTCCCACGCCGGCCACTGGCATCGCACTTTGAAAATATCAGGATTTGCCGGCAAAAAACCTGAAGCAATCCCTCGGTTGATCTGCCATTTATACCACGGAAGGCACATTGTCTTTTGCGCAAACTTCTGCCACGCGCGGAACATCCTGCGAGCCTCGCCCATCGACGCCCGGGCAGAAGAATAGTTGGTCTTTGAAAAATCCAGCATCATAAGTTCAAGGGGATACCCGATCCCCACACCTATTATTCTGCAACAGGTAACAATATAGGGTTCGAAGTTACTACCGGGTCTCTCCGAGCCGAACATATCAACATCTTCGCCCGGCAAAAGATCAAATATCATACCAGCCTCAAGCTTCTGCAGCTTCTCGAATGTGCTGGTCGTATCGCTGTTTTCTTCAACACCGGGCAAATCATTTTCTGTCGGCGCTCTTTTTATTTTTAACCCCTGCATCGCGTTTATCTCAGCGGCCAGGGACTCATAATCGAGATAATTATTTGTACGATCGAACGCTGCCAACGTCGCTGCTAAAAAAGGAATGCCCCTTGTCTGGCCGAACCGTTTGCGGTAAGCGGGCATTAGTGCGTATTGCGCTGGCACTCTTGCCGTGGTAAAGTCCGATCTGCCGATTGAACCGTAATCACCCCTGGTATTTCTTTGCTGAACATAATAGGCGATGTGACGGTTCAGGTCATTGAGTTCAACGCCTAAAACAATCCTGCCGCCAGATGCCGAAGGAGAAATTATCTGATCCGCCTCGAATGCCAGAAGTGTGCCATCCTTTCTTTTTGCCAACAGGCAATCACCATCATTCCAGATAGCCCTGATCGCTGTCTTTGCAATCTCCACAAAATCTCTTACACCTGTTGCGTCGCAAACAGAGGCCTCCATTTTTTCAACAACAAAACCCTTGACTTGTTTGTTCAATTCTTTATCGCCAGTAATGGGCACGAAATCGAAATTTGCTCCGAATATATTATCCAGTGCTCGATCTAAAATGCCCGAAAAAAGAGAGCTCTGCCGGTCGTATGCCCGGCATATCTCGCGAAGCATGCCGAGTGTATGCTTTGACTGATGACGGTCGGCAGAAGCAGCGATGCCGGCCAGCACACCAAGCGCCTTGCGGGTTCTGGCCGAGGTGGCTATCTCAAAGCCTACGCCGCTTGATGCGGCCCTGGGCATAGCGGCAAGAGCTAAAGATTTTACCGCGTTTTTTAAGTATGTCATCCGTGACAAATTTTTCATATGAAATTTGAAACCCTTCACGTTCCTGAAATATCCGCCAGCCTGATACTGCCGCTTGTTATCCTGGCTTCTTTCTTTAGCTCGGCGCGCATGGCCCTGAGCTCGTCGAGATTATTGTATTGATAAGTACGGCCGTTGATTGTGATTACCTTGGCCTTGCCTGTAACCAAAGCATAGATCGCCGCGTTGACTGCGATCAGTAATTCTGCTACTGTCGGATCACTTGCACTCATACCCCCATTATCGTTAATCCGTGTAAATTTAATCAATGGGGTAGTTTCCAGATCTGGAAGGTACTTGAAAAATTTTTATAACCTATTGTAAAATAAGGTAGTTACAAACGCCATTTTTTTCCAAGAACGGATTTTA